GACCTACCTGTCCGGCCTTCGCCGCTTCAGCGTCCTGCCGTCCGATCTGGATGTCGATGAGGAAATCGACGCGGTGCTTGAGGAAGTGCCGGGTGATGACGACGAGGCCGATATCGAGGCTGCGGCAGCATGATCACCGTCGCGTGCGTTTTGCGATCTGGCGGACGCTACGACGCCGAATGGGTAAGGAAGCTGCGAGATGGTGTCCGCCGTCACCTGACGCTGCCGTACCGGTTTGTGTGCCTGTCGGACGTTGACGTGCCGTGCGAGAGGATACCGCTCGAATATGACTGGCCGCTGCTGTCGAAGCAGCGGGGCGGCGCGCACAATTGGGCCGTGGCGCCGGCATGGTGGAGCAAGCTGGAGCTATTTCGGGGAGGACTGTTTTCAGGAACGGTGCTCTACCTCGATCTCGACAGCCTGATCGTCGGGCCGCTCGATGAACTGGTGCAATATCCGCACAAGTTCACGATGGCCGACGATCCGTGGAGGCAGACAATCGGCGGGCCGCTGTGCTCGGCCGTGATGGCATGGACCGGGCACCAGTCGTTTCTGTTCGATGCATTCCTTGCCGATCCGGACGGTTACGCGCACCGCTATGACGTGATCGAGCCGAACAGCGGGCGGATCGGTGATCAGGCATACATTGAGGACATGTTCAAACGGTTCAACGAGCCGATTGCCACGTTCCGGCAATTGTTCGGGCCGGTGCTCGCCTCCTACAAGGGCGACAAGTTGCAGGATGGCCCGCCGGATCGCGCCTCGATCGTTCAATTCCATGGCCTGCCCAAGATGAATGAATTCACGTCAGGATGGGTGGCGGAAGCATGGAAATGATCCAGCGCAACGGCTTCTATTGGCCGGCGGATGACGACTGGTGCTGGCGCGTCATTCATGACGAACTTCCCGATCTCGATGCTGCGGTCGCTTATGCAAAGGGCAGAAACGTCGCGGTGCAGGCGGGTGGCAATGTCGGGGTATGGGCGGCGCACCTTGCCAGATCGTTCAAGGCCGTGGATACGGTCGAGCCTGCTGCCGCGAACTACGCCTGCCTGATGCGCAATGTTCCTGAGAATGTGCGACACGGGCAAGCAGGCTTCGGAGACAAGCCCGGCTCCCTCTCGATGGAAATTGTAGCCGGCAATGCCGGTGCGCACTACACCAAGCCCGGCAGTGACGTGCCGATCATCACGATAGACAGTCTCGGCCTCGATGCCTGCGATCTTCTGTGCCTCGATGTGGAAGGTTACGAGCCTCAGGCGCTTCGCGGTGCTGAGCAGACAATCCGGAAGTATCGGCCGGTGATCCAGATCGAGGAAAAGGGCCTTTCGGAGCGCTACTACGGCATTCCGCGCGGCACGGCCGAACGCTGGGTGCTTGGCCTTGGCGTCGGCTACGCGATCAAGGAGAAGCGTCGAGCGGATGTGATTCTGGCGTGCGGATAGCGCTTGTTCTCGGCGGCGCTTCCTGCGTGTGGGATGATGCAACCGCCGCGATGGAGCTAGTAGAGCCGGACGCGGTATTCGCCGTCAACGACATTGGAGCGCGATGGGCCGGGCCTCTCGTAGGGTGGGTGACACTCCATCCGGAGAAAATGGCCGGATGGCGCTCAGAACGGGCAAGGCGCGGCTTCCCGGCGGCGAGAGAGCACGTCGGGCATGAACTAGGCCAGCCGGGCATAGATCGCGCCACAAGCTATCTCTGGCCCGACATGAATGCCTCCGGATCGTCCGGGTTGTTTGCGGTCAAGGTCGCGATGGAAGCCGGGTTCGATCGGATTATTCTCGCTGGCATCCCAATGCAGGCAGCTGGCGCGCATTTCTTCAACTCGGCTCCTTGGGGCGAGGTCGGGGCGTTCACCGAAGCTTGGAAGACCGCGTTGCCGAGGATCGCGCCTCTCGTCCGAAGCATGAGCGGGTGGACTGCTCAATTGCTCGGAAAGCCGGACAGGAATTGGCTGGAAGGAAATAGCGATGGCAAAGGTTAATATCGTTCGTGGCCTTGTGGTTTCGCAATCCCGCGTAAACGGGTTTCCGCTGTCTCTGCCGAGTTCGGAGGTGCTGCAATCCGAAACGATCACATCCAGCGGCTCAAGCCAGTCGACATCGGGAGGGGCGAGCCAAATTCAGGGTGATCAGTACTGGCGCATTACTGTCTCAGGCGGGGCGGTCTGGGTGAAGATCGCGGCCAACCCAACAGCCGCAGCTAACTCTGACAGGCTGTTGCTAGACGGATGTGTCTTCGAGTGTCTCGCCAACGGGGGAGAGAAGGTTGCGGTGATTGACGCATGAGCGGCCTTCGTTTCGGCCTCTCCCTCTCCATGCAGGGGAGGGGTAGGGCGGGGGTGGCATGGATGCCGCTCAATCTAGGCGCGGCACTACTTGCGTGGTGGTGCGCCGACCGATCGGACCTGATCACGCTCTCCGGCAACCAAGTGACAAGCTGGAAGGATGCCAAGAACGCGTACGACGCGGTGCAGGCTGTCAGCGCCGCGCGCCCAACATGGTCGGCTACCGGATTCAACGGGGCTCCGGGCCTGACGCTTGACGGCATTGACGACTGTCTGGGGATGGCCAGCCAGCCGTTCCCGAGCGGCTCCGATCCGGTCGAGATTTGGGGCGTCGTCCAGCAGGACGCGCTACCAGCCGATACCGGTGTGCGGCATGTGATCTCCTATGGCGGCGGAGCGGCCACCACGAGGCGCACCCTGTCGCGCGTTGTCAGTGGAGGAGTCAACAGAGGCGCAGCGCAGATCGGCAACGGCACCGCCAATCCCTCTCCGGCCAACACAACGATAGACCTGTCATCTCGCCATCTTGCCCGCTCAATCGTCACCTCTACCACGGCGTCTGTTAGTGTGGACGCAAGTGCGCTCACATCTCTGTCGGTCGTGCCGGCGACGGGGGCGGCACGGCTGCGGATCGGCGCGGCGGACGGCGCTGCGCCCTCCGCGTTCTGGAGCGGGAAAATCCGCGACGTTGTGATCACGAGTGCTCTCTCCACTGACGAGGCGACGCAACTTCAATCCTATCTCCTTGCACGCAGGATGCTCTAATGGCCAACAAGGTTGTCATTTTTCCCGAAGGAAAGCAGGGCGAGGCGGACGCCTACAAGGCCGGCTGCGACGCTCACTACGCGGCCAGTTTCGAGCCGGGCGGACAATTCGCCTACGTCAGAAACGATGTCTTCGGGCAGTGGGTCGTGCCGTTCTACGGCCCGCCGTGGGAGTTCATGGCCGGGGAGGGCTTCGAAGAGCCCGCCGAGTGCGCCGCGCTCCGCGTCGACGGCGTGCTGCACGATTTCGCGGTATGGCCCGATGACGAGTGATTTCTCCCCCACCGCCGCTGCGCGGGTGTTGGGAACGTCCCTGACGACCCGATCTAACCCTCGTCGCCTGCCACCATGGCAAACGCATAGACCGTCATGCAGAGCGTGATGAGCAACAGCGTCGTGAACACCTGATCCTCCACCGGTTCGCAGCTTAACGCGCGCTGGCGCGGATTGTTGCAAGCGCGCCGGGAAGGAAAGGCGGGCCGCCACCCTGTGAACAAGACGGCGGCCGGCATGCGTGGGTCCGCGTGGCTGCATTTCGTGCCGGCTTGGAGATGGGGCGCGGAAGGCGTGATTTGTAACAGTATTCGAAGCTAACGCTTCGACAGGCCGTTTCGGGCGATCCGGGACGGTCCTTTTCATGGCCGTGATGGCCGCAAAAAAGGCGAGACGCTGAAATGGAAGAACTCGATCTTGTAGTCGATGACATCAACGCGGTGCCGGAAGCAATCCGCAGCCTGTATTCGGAAGATGGTGGCAAGTTCCGCCTAAATGTCAAAGGCATCGAGCCTGTCGATGGTCTGAAATCGGCGCTCGAAAAAGAACGAAAGGCCGCTCGCGAACTGGAGAAAAAGGTCAGGCGTTGGGAAAGCCTCGGAAAGTCAGATGAGGAGATCGCTGACCTCGTGAAGAAGGCCGAAGAGCACGAACTCTCCGAAGCCGAGCGCAAGGGTGAATGGGACAAGCTTCGTGCCCAGATGAATGAGAAGCACGAGGCCGCTCTCAAGGGCAAGGATGACACGATCTCCGCCATGCGCGCCCGCCTCAATGCGGAACTGGTTGACGCCAAGGCTGTTGCGGCAATCGCTGCCGCAAAGGGCGTCCCGGAACTGCTTCTGCCGCACGTCCAACGGCACGTAAAGGTGGACGATGAATTCAACGTCCATGTTGTCGACGCAAAGGGTGATCCACGCGTCGGCGCAAAGGGCGAACCTCTGACGATCGCCGATCTCGTCGCCGAGATGCGCCAGTCAGATGTCTTTGGCCGGGCCTTTGAAGGCAGCGGTCAATCGGGCAGCGGGAAGCTGCCAAGCAATGGAGCCGGGGGAGCCGGCATCAGCAAGAAATCCGATTTCAAGTCCGAGAAGGAACGGGCTGCGTTCGTCGAGAAGCACGGCTTCGAGGCGTACAAGGCTCTCGCGGACTGAGGATCGGGATCGATCAACGGCTCAAAGGTAAAGGAACCCTCCCATGGCCGACTATCTCGCATCCAATTTCAAGGTCTATCAGGAGTACCTGAAGACCCGCGCTGCCGAAACGCTTCAGCAGCAGGCCGACGTGTTCAACGCGGCGGTTAACAACGCCATCGTTCTGCGCACCGTCGAAAAGCCGGGCGACTACGAGTACGAATCCTTCTTCAAGGACATCGCCTCGTTGGTCACGCGCCGCGACACGACCTCGACCTCGGCCGCTTCCAAGCTGTCGATGGCGCAGGAAGAGTTCATCCGCGTCAAGTTGAACCGCAAGATCGGTCCCGTCGACCAGTCGCGCGACAGCTTCCGCAAAATCTTCGCCCGGTATTCGGAGATGGAGTTCTCCGGCATTCTCGGCGGCCAGATCGCGGTTGCCCAGCAGCTCGACATGCTGAATTCGGTCCTGCTCGCGACCCGCGCCGCGCTGGTCAACGCGAGTTCCGGCGCTCTGATGCACACCGTGTCTTCGAGCGGCACCATCACGACGCCATCCCTCGTGGACGGCCTGTCGAAGATGGGTGATCGTTCCGAGCGCGTCGTGGCCTGGGTTATGCACTCCAAGGTGTATTTCAACCTCGTCAAGGAGCAGATCGCGCAGAAGATCGACGGAGTGTCGAACTTCAACGTGCAGACTGGCACTCCGATCACGCTCAACCGCCCGGTTATCGTGACGGACAGCGCGTCGCTGGCGGTTACTTCCGGTTCGCCGGCTGTGACCGACTACTACACGCTCGGCCTTGTCTCGAACGGCGCTCTGGCTGAGGTTACCGAAACCTCGGACATCGTTATCGATGACATCACCGGCGGCGAGAACATCCTGACCCGTCTTCAGGGCGAGTTCGCCTACAATGTCGGCGTAAAGGGCTTCCGCTACGACACGGCGCAGGGCATCAACCCGAACGACACCACGCTCGGGACCGGCGCCTATTGGGTGAAGGCCGCCACGGACAACAAGTCCCTCGCTGGCGTCGTCATCAAGAGCCGCTAATTGGCATAGGGGCGGGCTCCGGCCCGCCTCATTCCTTGATCGGAGCGATCCAATGAAGATCATTTTCTGCGGCGACCGCCTCGGCGACGAGATGCGCGCCAATCTCGCCGTGCGCCGCGCCAAGGGCGAGGACGTTCGCGGCTACCTGTCTTATGCTTGCCAGGAGGCAGAGCCGGCCGACGAGATCGAGTTTCTCGACGATGTTCCGAACGGCGAACGCAGCCGCATCAATACGCTGTTCGGGGTGAGGGGCGTTAACCGCAGCGAACCCAATGCAGGGAAGGGTGAGGCAATCCAGATCGCCGCTGGCGAACCGCCTGCTGATCCTGTCCTCACCGCCGGCAAAGGCCCCGGTGGCCGTTGGTACGTCAAGCGCGGCAAGGAGATCGTCACCGGACCGTTCGAGACGCAGGAAGCGGCTGAGGCTGCGATTGTGGCTGAGGCCGGGGCGTGAGCAAACTCGTCAGCATCGAGGGCCGGACGCGCCGGAGTTCGGTCAACAAGAGCGTCGTCGACATTCTCCGGAACTGGCTTGAGCAGGCAGAGCGCGGCGAGCTTGTCGCCTTGGCGGTGTGCGGCGTCGAGCCGGACGGCAGCACGAACACGCAGGTCAGCGAGAGCGACCATTTCCATACGCTTCTGTCCGCAGTGACGATTTTGCAGTTTCGGCTGCTCGATGAAGCGCGTACCGCGGAGTGATCCATGCTGGTCGTCGAAACAGGTACAGGCGCGAGCGACAGCGAGTCCTATGTCAGCGTGAGCGATGCCGCGTCCTACGCTGCCGCACGCGGGCTGACGTTCCCCACGTCGCCAGAAGCGCCGGCAGAACAGGCGCTGCGCAGGGCAACCACGTGGCTTGACGCGGCCTATCGGGCGTCGTTCCCCGGCGCGCGGACGAATGGGCGCTCGCAGCCCCTGCAATGGCCCCGCACCGAGGCCTATGATCGTGACGGCGAGGAAATCGCCTCCGATGAAATCCCGGTCGAGATCATCAACGCAACGATCGAGGCGGCTGTGCGGGAACTGGCCTCGCCGGGCAGCCTGTCGCCGGATGTGACGCCGGCCGAGACCACAAAGCGCATGAAGGCCGGCAGCGTCGAAATCGAATATTTCGAGCCATCATCGCCTTCGACCGACCAGCGCCCGATTGTCTCGGTCGTGGATGATATTCTCTCCGGGTTGCTTGCCGTCAATCGCGGCCCGGTGCTGTTCGGAACGGCGGTGCGGGCATGACGTCCCCGCTGGAAGGCGCATTGGCCGCCAAGATCGGCAAGGCGTTCGGCAAGTCGCTGTTTTATGACGCGGTGCTGTCGCGCGAGACGCCGGGTGTTCCCGACCCGGCAACGCCGTGGATACCGGGATCGCCGACGACCGCGACCTACGGCTGCAAGGCAATTGTCGATACCTATTCGGATTTCGCCGTCGCAAATTCTCTGGTCGATGCGCAGGACCGGAAGGTTCTGATCCTCGCAACGTCCCTCTCAGTGGCCCCGACCGATCTGGACAAGGTGACGATACGGGACGCGACTTATCGGATTATCAGCGTGGGCACCGACCCGGCCGAGGCCGTGTGGGAGTGCCAGTGTAGGGCGTAAGACATGGCTCGCCGCTCTGATGCCGCCATATTCGAGGAACTGTTTGACGGGTTCGATGAGCGGCTGAAAGCGGCCTTCCTCGATGCCATCGCCGACATTCGCGACAACATCACCCTTCGCGTCGTTGTCGAACGGCTGGAAAAGGGAGACATCGGTGGCGCGATCGATGCGATGCACCTCGATGCAGACGCCTTCGCGAAGCTCGAACTGGCGATTGTGGAGGCGTACAATTCGGGCGGGCAGGCGACGGTCGATAACCTGCCGCGTCTCACGGACCCGCAAGGCAACCGCGTCGTCTTCCGCTTCGGTGTTCGCAATCTGGAAGCCGAACGCTGGTTGAGCGACCATTCCTCGCAACTGGTCACTCGGATCGTAGACGACCAACGTGCGGCGATCAGGACGGCCCTCACGGACGGGCTGGAGCGGGGGCAAAACCCGCGCACAACGGCGTTGAACGTCATCGGGCGCATCTCGCGCCAAAGCAATCGCAGGGAAGGGGGTATAATCGGCCTCACGGCGGCTCAGGAGCGCTATGTCGCCAGTGCCCGGCAGGAGTTGGCTTCCGGCGACCCCGAGGCTCTTGCGCACTATCTGACGCGCAGAAGGCGCGACAAGCGTTTTGACCGGACTGTTGCGAAGGCAATCCGTGAGGAAAAGCCTTTGCCGCCTGAGATGGTGGCAAAGATCACCGGCCGGTATGCGGATGGGCTTCTTCAATTGCGCGGCGAGATGATCGGCATGAATGAAACCATGACCGCGCTGCACACGGCGCGTCATGACGCCATCGCCCAACAGATCGCATCCGGGAAGCTGGTGGCGTCTGACGTGCGAAAGGTCTGGAAGCATACCCCACAAGAGCGGCCGCGCCTCCATCACGTCGCGATGAACGGCAAGTCGGTGGCATGGGGAGAGCAGTTCGTTCTACCGAATGGTGTTTCGCTGGATTACCCGCATTCGCCTGATGCGCCGGCCAGCGAGACATTGTTCTGCAAGTGTCAGTACAGCATCAAGATCGACTACTTTGCATCCGTCGCGCGGCGACACAAGGTTGAGGCAGCGTAGTGGCAAAGTCATTCAGCGCCACCATTGATGCCTGGGTTCGAAAGGTCGAAGGCGGCATCGAAGCGGTGTTCAAGAAGAGTGTTGAGGAACTCGTCGATCAAGCCGACGATCTTCTGAAGGATTTGGTCTATGACCAGCCCGTCTCTGAAAGTGGGTACAAGCGTACCGGGTTTCTGCGATCGTCTTTGAAGATTTCGACTGTCTCGATGCCTTTAGCCAATCGCCCGCAGGGCGCGCCTGATACTGGTTATATGGCGGAGATTGAGGCGCAGATTGAGGGGGCTGAGTTGGGCGAGACGTTGTACGTGGGATGGACCGCGAACTACGCGGCCTACGTCCACTATGGCGTCACTGGGTACGGAATGTACGGCCACATCGGCTCGCGCCCGCCTCGACCTTGGGTCACGATGATCGCTCAGCGCTGGCAGGGCATCGTTTCGGACAAGGCGACCGAGCTTAAGGGTCGCTTGGGTCTTTGACGCCAGCCAACCGGTCGCTCTCCATCTCGCCGGCAAGGAGAAGGGCAAGGCCAAGACCCGATAGAATCTGCCGGGCGGCTTTCAGCGCTGTGTCGCCACGAACCGTCTCGGCCTGATCGTCGCCGATGATCTTTCGGGCGGCCGTCAGGCGTTCATGGATGTCGATGTCGCTGAGAGGCTTCATTCGAGGCGAGGAATAGCGCGGAATGCCGACAATTCAAAGCGACATCGAGGCAGCGCTGTTTTCTCGGCTTGCCAGCTTCAACTATTCGCCTGCCTTGCCGATCGCGTGGCCGAACGTCTCTATGAACCCCAAGCCTGCGCGATATCTCAGGGTCAACCACATACCGAACACGTCCAGACGCCTGTTTGTCGGCTCGGGCGCGCCTCACCAGCGCCTCGGGCTGCTTCAGGTGGACGTGTTCACGCCATTGAACCAAGGCCCGTCCACGGCCACGGAAATCGCCGGGCTGATAGCGGCACATTTCCCGGCCGATCTGAGGCTGACGACAGGCTCGCCGCTCAAGATTGTCGGCAGGGTGGCGAAGGCCTCCGACGTCGGCCCGGCGCTGCCGGATGACACTCACTGGATGGTCCCGACGACCGTCTACTACGAAGCCCTGCTTTAGGAAGCCCCGACATGACGAAGCCTAAGACCGCCCTCGTTCTCGGGGGCGCGGAGAGCGTGTTTACCGATGCAGAGCGCGCATTCTCGATGTTCACGCCTGACGGGGTAGTCGCCGTCAACGACATGATCGCTCTCTGGCCCAACAAGCTCACCCATGCCTGCACCCTGCATGGTGAGAAGCTGCTGGAATGGCAGACGGCCCGGAAGGCGGCAAAGCGCAACGCCGACTACGAGACGGTCTATTTCGAGCGCCCGAGAGGCAAGGGCGGGCCGAAGATCGACGTCATCGTGTCCGACCGCTGGCCTCACCTCGATAGCGGTTCCTCCGGCCTCTACGCGGTGAAGGTGATGCTCGATCTCGGCTTCGACAGGATCGTGCTGGCCGGCGTGCCCATGACGCAGGGCGGCGGTCATTTCGTCAGACACGAGCCGTGGGACGCGCATGATCGGTTTCGTGGCGCATGGGTCGGTGCGATCCCTCACATCGCTGGTCGTGTCCGGTCAATGTCCGGCTGGACCCAGGAAATCCTCGGCTCTCCGACCCCGGAGTGGCTGCATCAATAGCGGCTCGCCCGCTTGTTCCGTAACGCCCTTCGGAAAGGCATCAACTGAAAGGAGGCCGTCATGGCCGACGTTTATGTTACAGCGGGCGCGAAAGTGTACATCGGCCCGGTAAAGGCGCCCGGTGCCACTGACTTTACCATCTCTGACTTCGAGACTTCGCCCGCGATCTCGTGGACCGAAATCGGCATGGTCGAGACGATCGGCTCGTTCGGCGACACGGCCCAGTCCGTGACGTTCAACGCAGTCGGCCGCCGCCGTGTCATCAAGAAGAAGGGCTCCCGCGATGCAGGCCAGATGGATCTGGTCATGGGCATCGATCCTTCCGACACCGGCCAGGCCGCCCTTCGCGCGGCTGAGGCAACCGACTTCGACTATGCCTTCAAGGTCGAGTTCAACGACAAGACCTCCGCCTCCGGCGCAACGAACTCGCTCCGGTACTTCGTGGGGCAGGTGCTGACGGCGAACGAGGCTCTGGACGGGGCCGACAACATCATGAAGTTGAACTGCTCTGTCGGAATTAATTCAAATGTGGTCAGAAAATCAAGGACTTAGCTAAATCACTCCAGCCAAGTCCATTCGCGACGTTTCTGGATGTAGCAGACGTGTCCAGCGGAGACGCCGAACATTTCTGCTACTTTCGCATTCGTCATTTTCCCGGCAAGGGAGCGGATTTCACGGACCTGATCTTCCGTCAGCTTCGATGATGGGTGGGCTTCACCGCGATTGGTTGTCCCATGCTCCACTTTGTCGGCATGGTTCCCTGATCGTGTATCCCATCGCAGGTGCTTGGGGTTGACGCACCCCAAGTGCCCGTTTCCGCAAGAGTGTGATGCATCCATTGCATCTGTGGGCGCGGGGCCGTGGGCAAGCTCGCACATAAGGCGATGCGCGCCGACATTGCGGCCTTTGTGCCGCAGCACTCCGTATCCGTAGTTGGTTTTAGCGTACGGCCACGGCGGGCAATCATCGCCCTGATAGTCAACAAGATTGACGAGGTACTTGAACGGCTCGCCCCATGGTGTTCCGCCTCCCGATGTGTCGCCATGCCGTTTCATCCTCATGTAGTGCTTCCCGCACAACCCATGGGAATGACTTTTGTCATGGCATCCTTCGACGGAGCATAACGGAGCCCGTTTGTTGCGCGGCTTCCCGCCACCGAGCGGGCTGCCATAGCGATGAAGCCGCGTGGCGTGAGAAGAACAATACCCGTGGGCATGTTGCGGCTTGCCGCAGCCTTCGACGGAACATATACGCTTGGGATTAGCCATTTCGACCTCTCATACAGGTTGGCTTGGTTAGAGCCCGTCGCAGCGCTGGAACGCTCGGCGGGTTCGCTATTTATAGCAGAAACATCCCAGAAAACCAAAGAATTAACCCGATCCGCTCCCGGCGCGGACGACTTCACGCGTGAAACGGCCGCGAGGGTGTCGGGCTCTCGCGGCCACCAATCCCGACAAGGAATTCTGATATGACCAAGAACAGCGCCAGCGCTGCTTTCGATCTTTCGTCCATTGATAGCGCCGACGAGGCGCAGATGACTGTCGTGGTCAACGGCAAGCTGACGGACTGGGTGTGGACCTTCGCCGGCCCCGGCCATCCGCAGACGGTGGAGCAGTCCGACCGGCTGTCCAAGGAGCGTCTGCACCGGGAGCACCAGCAGGAGCAGGCACGCGTCAATGGGCGCAAGTGGAAGGCGCCGGAGGAAACGGCAGAGGAAGTTCTGGACCGCAACGTCCGGATCGTCGCCGAACGCCTGCTTGGCTGGTCGCCTGTCGTGATGAACGGCGAGCCCTATCCGTTCTCGCGAGAGAACGCCGTGGCTTTGCTGAAGGATCGCCGCAAGGGCGCGCTGCTCATCCAGGCCCTTGAGTTCCTTGGCGACGAAGCGGCTTTTTCCAAGCGCTCGGAGACGGCCTGAGGGCTTTCGCTGAGCGCGAATTTGTTGTTGCGCCGAAGCGCGCGGCGCTGGAAATCCAGCTTGAAAGGGCCTTGGAACGCGATGAACCGAACGAGGTGGCGAGACTGGAGAACGAACTCCATGTCCCGCCGCTCCCCCCGGCCATTACCTTCCTCTGGCTCGACTACAACAGGCTAAGGCAGAGGAAGGCGTACGGCTTCAACGGGGCCAATCCGATTGAGTGGCACGATATCGAAGCATTCATGAGGCTGACCGGGAAGCGCTTCGCTCCGTGGATGATCGAGTTGCTGGAGGACATCGACCAACTCTTCCTCACGGCGTCCTACAGGAAGGATGGCGGTTCGGCCGGGAAGCCTTCGGGCTCGGCAAAAGCGCCAATCTCGGCTGACGCCTTTGATGCGATGTTCGGGTGACAGTACTCGTTGTCGCCAAGTACGCGTCAACACTTATAAATGTCGCCGGTCTGCATCACGCCGACGCCATAGGAAAACCCGCTGGGGCCTGCCGTGATCACGTGGGTCCCACCTTTCTTGATCGCAAGATTTCGAAGATTGGTTGTTGCGTCCTTCTGAGCCGAAGCGACGTCCAACAAGATCGGCGCGCTGACTGTCTCCTGACCGATCAAGCGGCAGCCGGCTACCAAGCCTGCGTTGCTAGAGAGAATGACCTTTTCCGCGCCCGGCTGGGCGGAAACGCAACCCGCCAGCGCAACACACCCGATAACTGCAAATCGCTTCATCCAAGCCTCCTTTGAAGCTGCGGACGATACCTTGCACCCCGTGAAAAGGTAAAGCCATCGTGGATATTGCAACTCTCGGCCTCGCCGTAGATAGCGCCCCGGTAACAAGGGGCGCCCGCTCCCTTGATGATCTGGCCGCTTCTGCGCGCAAGGTTGAAGCCGCAGCGACGAGCATGGCTACGCGCGCGACCGATGCTGCCCGTAAGATCGAGGCGGCGAACAACAATGCTGCCACGTCCGCGCAGCGCTTTGCTCAGCGCATTGACGCGCAAGCGCGGGCGATGGACGCAGCATCGAAGGCCTCACGCGCGGCTGATATCAGCGCCTACGGTAAGGAGCTTGATCGTCTTCGCGCCAAGTTCAATCCGGTATTCGCTGCTATTCAGCAATATCGAGCGTCGATTACCGAAATCCGTCAGGCCCATGCTGTCGGTGCCATTAGCGCCAATGAAATGACGGCGGCGATCAATCGCGAGCGCACCGCTTCTCTTGCCAGCATCGCGGCTCTTAAAGGCAGAGCGGTCGCACTTCGGGATACGGCGTCTGCGGCAAAACAGGCCGGCGCGGCGTTGGCTGCGGCCAACAATGTCCCGGGGGGCATGAACACCGCGAATATCGCTGCGCAGTTTCAGGATATCGGCGTCACGGCCGCGATGGGAATGTCGCCGCTTCAGATCGCATTGCAGCAGGGCACGCAGTTGCAGGCGGTACTCGGGCCGATGGGTGCTGCCGGGGCAGTGCGCGCGCTTGGTGCGGCCTTCGCCTCGCTGGTGAACCCCGTCAGCCTCGTCACACTGGGTCTGGTCGCGGCCGGCGCGGCCCTGATCCAGTATTTCATGGGGTCGGACGAAGAAGTCGACAAATCGAACGATCAGCTTCGCGAGCACGCTTCGTTGATCCGGGCGGTTGCTGAGGAGTGGGGCGATGTCCTGCCTTCGCTGAAATCGTACAATACCGAATTGGAGCGCACTCTTCGGCTGGAAGAGCTTCGTCGCGCTACGGAGGCTTATGTCGCGAAGCAATCCGTGCCGATCCGCCAGCAGATGCCGGATATTCGCAGTCAAGTCGCCTTTGCAGCAGGCACGCTCTACCAGGTCGACATGGACGCCGCGATCAAGCTTCGCGACGCGTTCCAGGCGCTTACCAACGCTGCTGCCGACAACAAGGCAACGGTAGAGCAGGTCGATGCGGTCATAAATGCGCTCGGGAGTTCGTTTCTGAACGGAACGGCTCCGGTGGCGGTAGCCACGGCCAAGCTGGAAGAATTCCGAAAGACGGTCGCCGCCGTAAACGAAACTGCCGATCCGGCCCGCGTTCAGCAGTCGCTCACCGTCGTCGGATCGAACTTCAGCGCCTGGCTCGAAAGTATGGGGATCACCCAGCAGGCAAAGGTATATTTCCAAGACTTCATCGACCTGCTGCGGCAGTTTGACGACCTCAACAAGCGCGAGGGCGCGTCCGCGCCGATCCCGACTCCGCGTCCCAGCGATATAGAGATGTGGGATGAGGCGGCCGCTGCGATAGACCGAGCAGCAGCAGCGGCCGATCAGGCGAAGGGCCGCGCCGACGGTCTCATCGAGAAGTTCTTCCCCGGAGAGGCCGCCCGCCGCGAGGCGCATGAGCTTACGACGCTGCTGGAGCAGTTCGGCGGCCAGCTCGACGACATGCAGCGCAAGGCCGTCGAGATGCGCATTGATGAGATGTTCACGGCCGCCGCCATGGGCCTTCGCGATCTCAACGGCGAGACGCGCAAGGGACGCAGCAATCTCTCCGACATGGAGAAGGAGGCGCGCAAGCTTGAGGACGCTCTGAAGGACGCGGCATCGAACTTCCTGCAAGACCTGTTCAGCGGCAAGGATGCGCTTGAGAGCATCGTCCAGCTGGGCCAGCGCTTCGCTTCGATGAACTTCGACAATTTCGTCGAAGGCATCAGCAATATGATGGGTGGCAAGGGCTTCACGCTCAACACCGCTGCGGCGAAAGCCAATGCGCAGGTGATGGGCAAGGCGATTGGTACTGCGGTCGTTCCTGTTCTCCGTGAGGTCGCCAACGACAATAGCCGCGGCTCCGTCCTCGCCGGTAGCGTCGGGTCCTACACGTCGGCGATATCGGCCGGGAAGGCGATGGGTCAGGCCGTCGTTCCGGTGCTGGAGCGCGGTATCGACGCGGGGCTTCAGACCTATGCCGCCGCCATCCGCAAGATCGAGAGCGGCAGCTATGCTGGAAACTACGGGGCAATGGGGCCTGTCGTCGGCAGCGGCCGCTATGCCGGCGACCGGGCCTATGGCGCCTATCAGGTCATGGGCGGGAACATCGCCTCGTGG